CCGCTTTCAAATTAATTGGAAGATTTTCCGAATCGATAGTTAGATCTAGTTTGATTTTGCGCGGATTAATAAACCGCCAGAATTTAGCTCGAGTTTTGATAACTTCAGAATCATCTGAAAGCATATCAAATGGAAGATACTTAGAGTATGCCACACTCAAAGGCGCTAAGGACTCTGAACCCTTAACAGGTTTAAAGAACTTAGGTGCCGTTATTGAGGAAAGATCAGGATCTTTATATACACCCTTAATCCCTTTATAGGATGAAAGGACGGATAATAAAATCCGGATCTGAGGAATACTTTTGGATCGAATAACCTGTCTTAACTGACACGGTATCCATTTTGGTAACCCATTCACTAAAGTTATCCGTTGTCCTAAATCATTTGTATGTGATATAGGATTTCCCGATAAGTAATGAAGAATTACAATTGTGGAAACCTTTAATCTGATAATAACTTGGTTAATACCTCGATATTGTTGAATGATATACATTCTGATACCTAATTTCCTATACGAATTTAGTAGCGAACCACTAAATCGCGTTTTCGTCCAGTGTGCCACAGAAGTGGCATACCGGGTAAAGAAAACATCAAGGTTTCCCTTGAAGTCGATCATAGAACCGCTTAATTTCCATCCGGAAATAAGGTCAAACAATCGTACACGACTAAAATTTACAGTTCCAAGAGGAGATTTGAAGGAATTGAAATGATTATCAATATCCTCCAAACTCATTGGAAATGCTCGTCTTACAGAAGCGCTAGTATCGGAAGGAGTAGCTAAACAGATCAAGCTAAGGCCTCTTGCGAGACACCAAGCCTGTTTCTGACAGTACTGATCTTCGGTAAGGTAAAGAAGTGAATTCAATACCTCCGGATGACGACAAACATACAGGAAACCTGCATGTAAGTTCCAGTCGATCATAGAAGCCATGTAAGCATCTGATTTAACAGGTGAAAAGTTATGTGCCATTATTATAATTATGGTGATCTTCCGATGTTTAAAACAACATAGGCGGATTGACCCTAAAAAGAAATAATGAATTACATAGCCATAGTAGACGAACTTAACTGATCCATTCTATTTAAGAGATGAACTGCTACTTGCAGATCACCTCAAAGAATGATGGGTCCATTGGATAACCAAAGTTTAGAGGCTTTCATGCCTCCCCAACACCATTCTTAGGTTTTAAACCTTTGATACCTGGTAGGGGTACCTAGCAAATGAATAAGAGATTTATCTCTATTTCTGAACTAAGTAATACAACAGAGTTCTGAATAGGTTGACCGCATAATGCTCTAAGAGCATGCAGAAAACCGATGGATTTGGACGGGACTACCCCTCTTTACAATACAAAGTATTGGGGAGCAGATCCTCTCATTAATCTAGCTTTCACAATGAGTTGCCTGATTGATTCCACTAGAAGACCTATAGTCTGAGTGCCGTAATAAAGGCCAATTAGAAATTGGTTTCGTGTTT